TTGAATTGTTTTTCTATCATTGTTGCCTTTTTGTTATTGTTATTGGCCTGCTTGGAAGGATTCGAACCTCCGGCCTTCAGTTCCGCAAACTGACGCTCTATCCAACTGAGCTACAAGCAGATATATTTACTATACAGTGACTTGCCACATTCGTCAACCATAAAAGTCAGCCAATCTAAATAATATGAACAGAGGAATTAATATGACACAAGAACAGATTATGTTTGCTATTTTAAGTTGGCTCATTCTAACGGCAATAATTTACACCCTAACAGGATGGCGTAATATACGTAATTGTTATGCTATGTGGTTTACAAAAAAATATTGGACAAACTATAATATTATTGAAGCAGCAAGTTGGGTAGCCAAAGCAATTATTATCATTCCAGGATTGATATTTGGAGTACAAATATGGCAGTTCTACTTTATTGCTCTAGTTACAAGTCTTAGCCTTATTTGGGCAAGTAATAAGAAATTACTACCAACCTTAGTTGGATTTAATACTCTTTGGATTTGGTTAAGTATGATGGTTATCGCACAGCACGTAATTTAAATTTGTTTTCCGCCTAACGGTTTACAAACATAGTCTACAGTTTCCCAGTCACCGTCTATTGGAATTTCTCTATATGATTCTAGCATAGCATAACAGTTTGACTTTGCTTCTGTACCTTCGAACCATTGTACATCTTGAGACATACACTGTCCACTAACACAAACTGTTAGTAGTATGTGCCAAACGAATTCCATTAGTCTAACTCGTATGCGAAGTTAACTGTGTCGTAGTTTTCTCTATACTTCCAAGCACCGTTGCGTAAATGGAATCTTTCTGCCATTTCTGTTTTAGGACTCAGAGTAACTAAGTTTTTAATTTTAGGATAACGTGCTTTAATTTCTGCACTTGCTTCATTGATTAGAGATCTGCCGCTGCCTTTTGTGTAACTCCAAATAGTATAAAATACAGCAGTATCTGCATCTACCGAAGATTGCTTCTGCATTTCAACAATACCTTCCGGAATACCATTAGTATATCTTACACAACATACAGCACCTAATTCTTGCTCTTCCCAAAAAGCAAAAATTTCTGCATTGTCGTTAACTCTAAACTCGGCAGATAAGTTTGGCCTGACAGGGTCATCTTTGATAATTTCAGTTACCCAATCATCAATACCTGTAACTACTTTAAGCATTAATCAATCTCCATTATATGCTAATATTTATTATAGTAAGTTAGGTTTCAAGTATTCTTGAACAAAAGTTCTACTGCCGTTATCATCTAAATGATATCCATCTACAGTGTGTTCGCAGTGTCCTTCTTTGCCTTTCCAACCTTTAGATTCTTGCCAGTCGGTTACTGCTTCAGGCAATAATGTTTCTAATTGTTTGTACCAACTAGTAAACAATTCATTGCGTTTTCCTTCTATAGGATGCCATAAGAATGTTATTAATTTTGTATTATACATTTTGCATAATTGCTCTATTGTAAACAAATGTGTAACATACTTAATAGTAGTTTCGTAATTATTATCTGCTTGGTATCTTAAAAACCATTCATTAAAATTTTTATATATTTTAACTTTACCAAAGTCTTTGCCGTGGAATTTTTTCATTGCACCAACATTGTTACTAGGGTTAAGACTCATTATAAATTCGTCATCAACTTTATTTCCGTGTTGCTGCCAAGGATATGTTTTTTCTATTCCGCTGTTATCGTTTGATTCGTCATAATTCATTCCTACACTTAATCTCATATTATGCGGTGCTTGGAATATAACTAGATCGTATTGTTTTTTAGATAATTGTAGTGCAAGTTTTTGTACGCCTATTTCTATTCCTGCACCCGGAGAACATAACACATCTTTGTTACCTTCTAACCAATAAGGCCAAGGCTTTCTAGTAAATGCAGTTGAAGCGTGACTATCGCCTACGCAAAGTATGTTATTGTAAGACAGGGGCATTTTCTAAACTCAACTCTTCATCTTCAAGATTTTTTATTTCTGTTGTTAACTTATCTATCATACCTAAGTTACGCAACACCTTGAAAACGATATTTTCAGTTGACCATTCGCCCGCTTTTTCTAAACCTGCTTTACGCATTTTTGTAATCTTTTCTTTTACGTTGCGTAAAGTTGTAATATCTTTAGAGTGTAATGCAGTTTCTATATCGTGCATTAAACTATCTTTCTTAATTTTAATTGATGCATCATTGAGATTTGGCTTTACTTTTTTAGGTTTTTCAATCCATTGATCTGCAACAATACTGTATACACCTGTTGAGTGATGTTCTTCTTCGTTACCTTGTACATAACATTCAACAGGTAAGTTTTTAATTTTAATGTTATGTTCTTCTGCCCATAATGCTTTTTTAGCATTAAAGAGTTCACGCTCTGTTTCATTAGGCATACCATCTACAATAATATGTAAATCTAAATCACTGTATGCTGTCCACATATAATTTGCATTAGATCCTGTAATTGTGTAATCAATTACGTCTAAATCGATGCCAATAAACTCCTCAAATTTTTCTGCAATCTTTAATAATTGTTTTTTAATTTCAGGCTTTAGTTGGCCGTCAACCCATAGTTTAGGGTTTAAACGTCTATTGATCGTTACATATTCAGAGTTTTCTTCATTTAATAGATCTGTAATGCGCATACTGTATTTATGCGAAATACTAAGACCACATCATATAGAAGGTGCTTCTAGTTTTTTGATTGAAAAATTCTACAATCAGTCGATTTCCTTCATCGAATAATTCTAGATGTAAGCAGCAGTTTTCTTCACCTTGTTTTTGTATCCAGTTAATACAATCAGCACCTACTTCTTTATGGACAGCAGGCCAATCTATATCAAGATACTGATTAGGTTGATCGTCTTTAGGCCATTGATATAAGATATGAATTTTATCAGATGTCGTCATCGTCATCACCCATACTATTTAGAATCTCACGCAATTTGGTTGATTCTACTTTTGCTCTAACTTTGCCTACTGGAGCACCTTCTGTAGGATCATCACTTGGTGTTGACGTTTCTGTTTTACGTTTAATATTGTCGATAATTGAACTAGTGCCTCTATTGTTACCGTTCGTTGATTCTCCTTCGTCTTCATCAAGATCAGTAATTCTTAGCGTCTCGATGTTAAATTCTAAATCTACTTTTTGTCCTACACCACTACTAGAACGTGTTTTCATAAGTTGTAATTGATAGCGTCCACGTTCACGCATTGCTCTACTTGTAAAGATACCTATAACATTATCTGCTGTTTGTATTTTACTAAGTCCACCACTAATATGTGAATGATCAAATTCTACTTCTTCAACTGCGCCTCTGTTCAACTGTGCAGCAGTAACAAATACACATTGTAACTCCATTGCTAAGTTACGTAATTCTTCTGACACATATTTGTCTTTTACAAACAAGTTCTCTGCACTAATTCTTTTACCTACTGGCATCAACAAGTCTAAGTAGTCTACTAATAATACATCTACTTTCTTGCCTACTTTAATTTCATATTCTTTTAGATATGCTCTAATATCATTTGTAGTTTTACCACTAGGCATATACTTAACTTGTAATGCACCTGCTTTCTTGCCAATCATTTTAACTTTCATTTCAACATCATCGATGTTCTTGAAAATGTCTCTTGTAGTAATACCTGTAGTCATACTGTCAATACGCATACTAACAAGTTGTTCAGAAAGTTCTAGTGTCAAGTAAACAACATTTAATCCTTGCAATGCCCAGTTAACACCCAAGTTTGCTAAAAACAAACTTTTACCTGCACCTGATCCACCTGCAAAAATATTAAGTTCACCTCTGTTGAAACCACCAAACAATTTCCTGTCCATAGTTTCCCAACCAGTGCTGACCTGTCCGTTCTTATCTTTCAGTCCCATAAGTCTACCACGCGGATCAGCAAAATAGTCTGTACCCATATCACGTGCTAATCCAATTTGGACTGCATCTTTAACAAGTATTTCTACTTGTCCATATTCTTTCTTTTCTAATAAATCCGCCGAATTAATAATTGCACGTTCAAGTGCTTTATGTCTTGTAAAACTTTCAAACTCATCCATTAACCAAGATAGATGTCCTTCTTTAATTTCGCTTACTTCTTTTAAGTCTGTTTTACAACTTGCATTTACAGTTTGAAATTCTGGAAGTACACTATACTTTTTGGTATACTCATTTATAAATTGAGCAGCATCTTGAAGTTTTCTATCAAACAACGTATGATCAAAGATACCTTGGCATCTTACAAAAGTCTCTGCATCAGAA